AGAATCCCAGTATGAAGTGGGAAACAGGACTTGCAGATAACCGCATCCTAATTAACATCCCGCCTAACCACGCAAAGTCTATGACCGTAACGGTTGACTACGCAACGTGGCAGGTAGCACGTAACCCTAACTTTAGAATCCTAATAGTCTCACAGACTCAGCGCCTAGCGGCAGACTTCTTGTACGCTATTAAGCAAAGACTGACTCATCCCCAGTATGAAGAACTCCAGCAGGCGTACGCCGCAGGTGTTGGCTTTAACTCTAAGTCAGCATCCTGGCAAGCAACACGTATCACCTTTGGAGATGAACTCCGTGAGTCTGGTGAAAAGGATCCAAACATTGAAGCCGTAGGTATCGGCGGTCAGATTTACGGTAAGCGTGCCGATATGATTATTGTAGACGATGCTGTAACCCTAAGCAACGCAAATGACTTTGAACGTCAGATTAAGTGGCTAACGCAGGACGTACGTTCCCGCCTTAACCCAACAGGTAAGTTAATTATTATTGGAACCCGCGTGGCATCCATTGACTTGTACCGCGAACTGCGTAACCCAGATAGATACCCAGGCGGTCTAGTACCTTGGAAGTATCTGGCTATGCCAGCACTCCTTCAAACAGATGAAGACCCTGATAAATGGGAAACTCTCTGGCCAGCAAGCGATGCTCCCTTTGATGGGCAACTTGAATCTGATAAGAACGAAGATGGACTTTACCCACGTTGGAATGGTCGCAACTTATATAACGAGCGCCAATCTATGGATGCTTCCACGTGGGCTTTGATTTACCAGCAACAGGACATTTCAGATGACGCTATTTTTGACCCTGTATGTGTTCGTGGTTCGATTGATGGAATGCGTAAGGCGGGTGCATTAAATGCGGGTTATCCAGGTCATCCTAAAGACCTTAATGGATTCACTTTTATTTGCGGCTTGGATCCTGCTATGGTTGGTGATACTGCCGTTGTATGTTATGCAATTAATCGTCACGATCATAAACGCTATATTGTGGATACTCATAAGATTACTAGACCGACTCCAGCACAAATTAGGCAGCTTATTTTTGACTGGACTGAAATCTACAAACCATCAGAGTGGATCGTAGAGAAGAACGCGTTTCAATCTTTCTTAACGCAGGACGAAGGAATCCGTCAGCACTTAGCATCACGTGGCGTTCAATTAAAGGAACACCACACTGGTTCTAATAAATGGGATGCTGGCTTCGGTGTAGCAAGTATGTCTACCTTGTTTGGAACAAAACAGGCAGACGGAAAACACCACAGAGATAACCTCATCCACTTGCCTTCAGATCAAACTGAGAACATCAAGGCGTTAATCGAACAACTTATTACGTGGTCTCCAACTACTAAGGGTAAGACTGACTTAGTAATGGCGCTCTGGTTCTGTGAGATCCGAGCACGTGAGATGCTCAACTATGGTCAGTACCAACAAAACCATATGCGTAATCCGTTCCTATCTAGGGCGGAAAAACAAAAACGAGTAGTCGTCAACATTGACGAACTGATAGCAGCACAAGAGCGACACTTCGTCTAGGGAGACAAATGAGCGTAGCAATGCCAATGCCACCTACAACACCAGGTCGCAAAGAAAGAAATGTAATTGTCAAAGTTGCTAAAAAGTCTATGATCAAAAAGGCTGCAACTAAAAAGAAGAGGAAAAAATAATGGGACAAACAAGTTGGATTACTAACGCCGAAGGCGAACAAGAGTACGTAGACAAAGGCGCTATCACAATGCCTACACCTTCAATCCAAGGTCGTAAGCAATATGCAGCAGCAGAAGCAGCAGCATCAGTTGATAAAGTTGAATGGCCTACTAAAGTAGCTGGTCAAACAGAACAAGGATTCTAAGGACTAAAAATTGTTAAACATTAGAGAGATTACCGCAAAGGTTAATCGTATGCAGACCCGTTACGCAGCGCGTGACGGACGTATGCGCGATGTCCTTTCTGTTCGCCAAGGCGACATATCAAAGGTTTATCCCTCTATGTTTTCTGAGGAATATCCAAAGCCTCTGATTGCAAACCTCATTGACGTATCAGCTCGTGACTTAGCAGAAGCAATGGCACCACTGCCATCGTTTAACTGTTCAGCATCTAATATGGTCTCTGACGCAGCACGTAAGGCAGCCGATATCCGTGCTCGTGTTGCTAACTACTACATTGAAGAGTCTGATGTTCAGATTCAGATGTACACAGGTGCTGACTGGTTCAACACCTACGGTCAGTTAATTGCAATGATTGATTTTGATTACGAGAACAACAACCCAATTATTAAATTTGTTAATCCATTTGGTGCATACCCAGAGGTAGATCGCTTTGGTCGCTGTATCTCATTGACTCAAATTGTTGGTATGGATGCTCAGACCCTAGCATCTATGTACCCAGAGTTTGCAGACCAGATTCTAAACAAAAACTCATTTACACCAGGCTCACCGTATTTATCTTTGATTCGTTATCACGACAAAGATCAAGATGTTATCTATCTACCAGAGCGTAAAGATCTTATCCTATCTCGTACACCTAACCCAATCGGTGAGTGTCTGGTACGTGTAGCACAGCGTTCATCTATTGACGGTGAATCACGTGGTCAATTTGATGATGTACTAGCAGTGCAACTTGCTCGTGCTCGTTTTGCAGTATTGCAGATTCAAGCCGCTGAGAAGTCTATCCAAGCACCTATTGCTATTCCACAAGATGTACAAGAACTTGCTTTGGGACCTGATGCGATTATGCGCTCTGCTAACCCACAGGGTATCCGCCGTGTTCCACTAGAACTACCAGTAGGTGTTTTCCAAGAGTCAAGCATCCTAGAGCGTGAACTACGTATGGGTGCTCGTTATCCTGAATCTCGTTCAGGTCAGACAGATGCTTCAGTTGTAACAGGTCGTGGTGTACAAGCACTACAAGCAGGCTTTGATACACAGATTAAAGCAGCCCAAGCGCAGTTTGCAAAACTATTTGTTGAAGTTGTTGGTCTTTGCTTCAAGGTAGATGAAAAGATTTTTGGTAATAAGGTTAAGGAAATTCGCGGTATTGATGACGGTACACCGTACTCAATGAAGTATATTCCAGCCAAGGTCATCAACGGAGACTACACAGTAGATGTCCGTTACGGAATTATGTCTGGTATGGATCCAAACCGTGCAACTATTGCGTTGCTACAGATGCGTTCAGACAAGCTCGTATCACGTGATTATGTACGTCGTGAATTGCCTATTGAAATTAACGTATCTCAAGAAGAACAAAAAGTTGATATTGAAGAAATGCGGGATGCACTACGTGTTGCCGTTGCACAATATGCACAGACTATTCCGTTGGCTGCTCAATCAGGACAAGATCCATCACAGATTATTACCCGTATAGCCGAAGTAATTAAAGGCCGTCAAAAGGGTAAGCAAATCGAAACTATTGTGGAAGAGGCTTTTGCCCCAGAACCACAACCTCAGATGCCAGCAATGGCGTCTGGAATGATGAATCCAGCAGCAGGTGCGGCCCCCGCTTCTGCCTCGCAGCCAACACCAGAACAAACTGGCGGTATGGCCCCTGCTGCTGGTTCACCAGCTAAACCAGACATTGCATCATTGCTCGCCTCAATCGGCGGCGCGGCATAAAGTAAAGGAGGTGCAATATGAACAAAGGATCACAGGCCCCAGCGCCTATGTCAAAGCCAGTTGAGGGTAAGAAGGATACTTCTAAGCCATCAGGTGGAAAGACATACTTCGGAGTAACTCCAGCAGGACGTCCAGGCAACAAAGTTAAAAAGGGTTAATCAATTTCAGTGAGGTGGACCGAACGTGGATAATCGCAATGAAGTTCCGCGTTCGGTTCATCTTGCAGACTTCTTAGTAATACTTACTGGGTTTCTGCATAACCTATCTAATAGCATTACAGTATTCACAGAAGAGATAATGGAATTAGCAATCTACCACGCAACTCGTCAATCAAGAGTTGGTAAAGTGTGGGAAGAGTTTTCAAACGATTTAGAAAAGATACAGGAGGATACAGATGGCGCTTGAAGATGCCAAGAACCCGCTTAAGGGTGTATCAGGTCCTGGAAAATACGCAAAGCGTACAGATAGAATCCCTGCAAATTCATACGGGGATCAAACAGAATTAGCACAAATTGCATCTGGTGCTCCTATTGAAAAAAGTCCTGCTACTAGGGGAATGCCAATGGGACAAATAGAAGCTGTTGTTGCAAATGCAGCACCGCAATCTCCAATAACTCCATTGTTTGCACCAACACAACGTGCGGATGAACCAATTACAAACGGTGTAGATGTTGGTCCTGGCGCTGGAGCAAATGCTCTTATGATGCAAAAGTCATCAGAAAAACTTTCAGATATCTTAGTTAAGATGTTGCCATATGATACAGATGGATCTATCTCTATATTGTACCAGAATGCACTAGCACGAGGTAACTGATGTCTAATAATCTAAAAGCAGCCTCCTATGCAGCGCAATTAGATCCCGCAGAAAAGCAAAGAATTGATGAGTTTTACAAAGCACTAGAAGCTCATAAGACTCTTTCTAATCTTCCTGGTGATATAGCTAAAGAAGCGTACAATAAAAAAACTCCAGCACAACAGGCTTCTCTAAAACAAAACTTTGGCGAAGAAGATCCAGTTGTAAAACCACCTCGTGGTTTCTTTGGTACTGCGTGGCATTACACAGGCGGTCAAATTGCTGAAGCCGCAGGCGATTTATTGGCTGGTCTACAAAAGGTATCTGATACCAGCACACGTGTTGCTCGAAGCATTCAACTTGCAGCAGATCAAGGTGTTGGTATTTCAGATGCCTGGACCTTAGCAAAAGAAGATGGCAATAACGTATTTAGCCCTGGTCGTATTAGCGAGGCTAAAAGCAAATGGGGTACTGACGCTGTAGATATTGCTATGCGTTTGCAGGCAGGTGAAGCACCTGAAAGTATTATTGCATCTGTACCTGAAGAACAAAAAAAGTACATAATGCTTGCAGATTCAAGAAACAAGCAAATTCCAGGTTTCGGTTCAGAAGAAGATGTTGAAGCAGCTCGTGCTAACTTCCAAGATACACAAGATGCAGTTGCTGCAGCTAAGTACTCTCCTGGACGATTTGTTGCTAACCTTGTTACACCAGCACAATTAGAAGGATCTGGTTTTTATTACAAGGCTGTATCTGGAACAGTAGATGCTGCATATAGAATCTTTGCAGACCCTCTACTTTTAGCAGGTAAAGCAAAACGTATTTACGACGTTAATAATTATGCTCTTGGAATAGTGACTGGCAAATCAGGAAATTTAACTGAATACTTTTCAAAGCTT